TTCGATCTCTTCAGTATATACATCCGGAGCTTCTGTGGAATTGATATTTGGCACTGTTTCATTTGCAGTGTAATAAACTTTGTGTTCTAAATATTTACCACTGATATCATTGGTTGCTGCAAAACTATCCTTAACTACGGAAATCAATTTTCTGGATAGTTGTCTAGAAAATGAGTCATAACGTCCTTCGAATAACAATGCTTTCATTTGTATCATATTAATAAATATTACTCCATTAAATTATAATTCCAGTAAGTTTCTTTTTGTTTATTGTATGGTGCACCTACTTGTTGATAATAACAATTCAAGCAAAGCATTTGCAAATTCTCTATGCAATGGTTGGTTTCATTGCCATCAATGTGATCCAATAATAATGGAACAGTATCATCTGTTACTCTGCGTTCAGCATACCCACAACACCCACATTCTTCTTGAAATATATTCAATGCAAACAATCTATTGCGTAGCTTCCAACTAGGATAGTTAGGATGTTTGCCTATTAATATTTCATCAATTGGATATGGTCCTGAAGTAGCTCTACTAGTATCTTTTGTTATACCTACACCTGCCTGGTTGGTATGCAAATCATAAAGTGTCTTTCCGCTTTCACGGTCTATATACAGTTTTGCATATTTCTTCCATGTGCTGAAAGACACTTTCATGAACCGAGCTGCCTCAGCATTTGATTGGGTGTTAGCAATAGCATAACGTATATCTGTTTCAGGTAGGTTATAAGATTCTCTACCTCGACCATAAACATATTTGTATTGCTTGTCTGCCATTAATATACACCCCGTTTACTTAGTTCATATACTGCTGTTTTAGGAGCGGTTTTATTTTCCCATAGCTCAGCTAAATAATCCTTTAAATGGTGTGTAAACTCATCAAAGGTGCGAGGATATACTCCACTCATTTTCTTAACTGTGCTATACCATGTAGAGTATGACGAATAATCATCATCAAAACGATCGGCATCAGTTCTATTAGCATAGTAATCTATTTGATCTTGCAATGGCCAAAGGTTAATTGGCACATTTGGATCTTTTCTTCGCGCTGGAAGTTGTTTTGCAAATTGATTTTTAATTTCATTACGCTTAATGAATTTATCCATTAAGTTGATAGACTTATCTGTAGCAGACAATCCAGTATGAGCTGATTTTTTACCCATTGTGTTGTTTTTGTTTTTCTATTAATATAACCATTTTACGCCAAGCATCCTCTGCTTTGTATACGCATTTTTAAATTTAACGAGATTAGATTGTTCTCGTGCTGCTTCTATACGACGCATGTATCTGTGATACTTTGCATGCAATAAACCAATACGAATATTATTTATCCATTTTAGCATAATCTACATATTTTTCTATAACTACATTTAATCCTTGTTCGGATAATTCTTCATGAACTGCTTCACACTCATCATATACATCAACAAATACTGAACAATGTCTAGCTCCATGTGTTATTGTTGCACATTGAACTGCTTGGTAGTAGTTATGACCACAAATATCTATTAAACATGATATAACATGCTCAAAAGTATTGACAGTGTCATTCTTCAATACTACCTGATATTGTCCCCGCTTCTTTTTCTTTTGTTGTGACATCTCGAATGATAGCTGCTTGTTCCCAAAATTCGTTTTCTTTTGCATAGTTTAGTGAATCAGTTAAAAACTTTATTTTCCTTTCAGTGTCCCACAATGCTGGCCACTTCCAATCATCGCTCTTCATAATATCAACTGAGCCTATGAATACTTTGTCGGTAAATTCTTTTAAGTCCATAACCTATAATATATAAATTCACTAAATTATCCAAATTATATTTTTATTTTTTGACCTATTTGTAGTTTAGATGGATCTAAACCCGGGTTCTTTTTTAGTATATTATCTACAGTAGTATTTTTATTTGTTGCAATCTTAGTTAGCGTATCTCCTGATTGTACTTCATACTCTGATTCATTTGTCATAGCAACTGCATCAGCTCGAACATACCCAGTATCTTTATTCATTAATACTACTTCATACCATGTATTACCATCTTCGCCGGTTACTACTTGTTTGATATAGCCAACTGGTTTAGGATACATAACTTTCGTATCTAAATTATCAATTATCCCATTATCAACATAACTCTCACTTCGTACATTAACATATCCATTTTTCTTAGTAGGATATACCGTTTTACCAATTAGTTGACTCGTTTGTGTGTTGGTCTTGGTTGGAGCTGAATCATCTGATGATTTATCAGACTTAGCTAAATTTAGAAACTGTTCATAGTTCCAATTCATTCGATTTCGTATACTATTACTTTTTGTTTGTTTATATTCTGTATTGTTTAAATATTCCGCTGCAGCCGCTTTCCAATTGCCTTGATTTATCAATTTTATAGTTTGGTGTGTCGATCGTATTTCTCCTCGATATGCAGCGTTGGTTAATGCTTGTTTTACGGTATCAGGCAATGCTGTAAATTTTGGGACTAATGCCATAGCTTTTTGTGCAGCACCTTCTAAATTAGTTCTCAACAATTCCTCTGCTTCTGCATCAGATAAACCAGTTCGTTCGTACATTGATTGTTCTGCAGCAGATTTAATTTTATGACCATATCCAATTGTTTTTAAACCACCTTCTGGACTAGGATGTGGATACCAACGTTGTTTTTTTTCGTTCCAACCACTACCTGGAAACTTTTTATTATTTTCCCAATTTTTAATTTTATCTAAGAATTCAGGTGTAAACACAGTTCCCTCCATTAATAAAGATTTTAGTCGTATCATTTGCCTCGCTCCTCTCTGATAATTAGCTCACCCAAAACTTCTAATCTACCAACTTCGCGTTGAAATTCAATTGCACTCATACTTAAAGATATTTTAGATTTGGTTTGGTTGAATTCTTTTTTTGCTTCTTTTAAATCGAATTTACCGTTTGATGCTTTTTTATAATATGGTAATTTAACTTTAAAGTGATGCCACGTTAAAAGTGCCAACCCACCCTTTTGCTGAGCAGTATTAGCAATTTTCTCTGCACCATCACCACGTTTTTCAGCAAATTCTTCAAACACATCTAAAGGTTTTTTTGCTTCGAATAATAAATTTATCAGTTTCATATTAATAAATATCATTTAATAGATTTATCAGATTTAAATTCTGTCATGTATGAATAATCGGTTTCATATCCAGCTTTATTTTCCACACTATAAATTGTCATATCAATCTTATAACCAGGATTTTTATCTATGCGTTTATATGTCCACGCATTATCCATCCATATTATTCGATTGTTTGGATAAATAAAATAATTTCCATTATCCATTTTAAATACATGACCACATTTATGTTCTGGTGTTTCTGAAAAATTAGTATCTAACACATTTCTATTTTCATGTGACCAATCCAATGTGAATAGATATGTACCTTGTCGTTTAACTCCTGTTATTGATATTAAATCAGCTCGTAACCCACTCATTCGTTCTCTAACCTGCACATCTATATAAGAAGAAAAGCAGTCCCAATAAACATGTTCTGTTAATGGTAATACTTCAGCATCACGTTTCCAGCAAAATGCATATATAGGTCTTCTAGTCCAATTAACTCCATTTTCTAGAAATGCTTCGAATAGAGGTGTTCTCTTCTGAATTGATGCTACACAATGTACATCAGCTAGGGTATATTCTCCCTGACCGTGTTCCTTATTAAATAAAAATTCGTTACGAATATAGCATGTTATTGTTGGTATATTTGCGTTTAAGTATGACATTATTTCTTATGTTTTGAAATTTCAATTGCGGCTAATTGTTTAAGTGCGGCTTTCTTAGTTGGATGTGTGCCTAATACATGATTACCTTTTTTAGGTTTAACTACCCAATTTCCTTCTTGTCGTTCAATGCGTTCACCCATCACTTGTTTTAGATGATTTTGAAATCCAGCTGGTACAAATTGTGGTTGTTGTGAATTATATGAATCTCCGTTATGTTTATCGGTGCTGAGAAAATGGTATACTTCTTCGACATCATCCACTGCAGTTGCTATGTGATCAACAGCCCAATCGTGTCCAGCTGATAGAATCTTATCAACTTTAGATTGATCCATTTCTAATATCGAATCTATAGCAGTTTTAATTACATGTAAGTTTCGAAAAAACATATAGTTTTGTGGTTCTTTGCCTTTGCAACCACCATCCATACCACCGCAGCCGCAGCCACATTCATTAATTCGTTTCATATTATACTCTTTTTGAATCAATTGACCAAATTGTACCTATCAATGCTAGCACACTACCTATTATATATTGAGCCGTTGCTTCATCAACTAATCCTTTTGCAACTACAAGACCACCACCAAATGTTAATATGTGTCTAACAATACCTAATACTTGTTCTTTTGTAAATTTCATGATATTCCTTTTATATAAATATTACTTATCGTGTTTATATATTGGCCAATTTTTTGTTTTTTCATTGAGCCATTCTTGTCGATCATCACAACCACAATCTTCATCTAATAATTGTGCAATTCGTTTTGCTAACTGATCTAATCCTGTTGCTGCAGTTATTTTCTTGATATCATCACCCAAACCTCTACTCGGTATATTTT